GGTCTACAAATATGGTGTCGCCGGAGGTTCTTACTATCACGCTGTCAAATTTCAGCACAAATATGCTGTCACGTTGCACGCTGTTATGGTTCACATACACCGTGTCACGCAGGTACTGTGTCGTAGTTTGTTTCCTGGTCCTGCAACTAGATGCTATCAGAAGCAAGCTTACGAGCAATATTGTTGTATATTTTTTCATTTTGTTTATTGAGTTTTGGTTTCTTATATATGTTTTGCTCAGGGAATCCGTGCGATCGTAGCCACACAGGCACATCAAAAGACGGGCAGGCCTTTCTGACTCCTGGTAATTGGTTATGCCCAATTATCCACCCCCTTGGATGTAGTTGTAAGAAGTGGTACAAATAAACAGCAAGCGCTGAGTCCTGGGCAGGAGTCATTGTGTTTTTTGCAATAGTATACGATCTATTCATTCCACCCACATAGCAAACGTTACGTGCTATGCGATTGTATTCACATGCACCGTATGCCAGCTCACTGAAGGTCTGAATTGAATCTTCGTTGTAAGGAACGGTGTTCACCACTTTACCCGATAATTCAATGATATCGTTGTAACCACATTTAGACCAGCCTTTCCCGCCTTTTGACCGTGGTCGAGTGAAATAATCTTCGAGTTGATACGCTTTTACGTCACGTCCTTCAGGGTCTGCAGACGTGTGTACAATTACAGCCTGCAGTTCGTTGCTTCGTAGATTTATCGGGTGCGGTTCTTGAGTGATCAGCACACCAATAGCCGATGCTCCGGCTAAGGCTATAACGCCTAATATTGATTTTCCTTTATTTTCCATTTTGTTTCTTTTTTGGTTCAATTTTAAATATCTTCCTTATTTTCTTTGCAATCCATTCCATTATGATCTTTCCCAAAAGGCCTGCAATGCCTCCAATTACTCCATATGCAAATACCTCTACAGCAGTCTGTACCTGAGCATTCTCTATAAATAAGGAGATCATCCCTAAGACGGCACCGCCGCCGCCTGCAGTTGCGTTGTTACTCATACTTTTACTTTAATAATTTGCGTCAATTTTTAAATCATTATCTTCATTAAAGCCAATTGCGTTGACTTTCATTCCTTCATTTGCAAGTTCAATTCTAATTGCTTTTACAAAATCATCTGGAGATTCATCATCAATAATAGTTGATGCTCCAACACCTTTCCCCGGGGCTTCCCTTAATTCGCCTTTTTCAAATGCAATGATCAGGTTTTGATTTTGAAAAGTAATATCTCCTACCACCATGCCTTGTGTGATAAGGCCATCAGCATCTTTCACAACAGCTACTTGAATTTCATTATTATCGTCTAATAGAAGTCCTTTCATCAGTGTTTAATTTTTTGATTTTGAATTTCATTTTCAGTAGTCAATTGCAAAGGCTGTCCAGCCCATGTTGTTATTAACCCCTTCAACACTCCTCCACCATCTCCCGGAGCTGGTGTCCAAGCTATCATTATTTGCTTTAGTTGATTAATTGATTGCTCAATTGCATTGTATTTGCTTACCAGTTCCGTTATTTTTGCCAGTCCTTTATTCCCACCACCATTCATCACAATTTCATCAGTTATGTCAATTGTTGTTTCTCCAACTTTGATAAAAATGCCTTCAATTTCTGACATCATGCTAACAAATAGCTCATCACTTTGCGATATGCGACTCACCAACACAAAGCTATCAACAGGGAGTTTGAAAAGCATTCCTTTTTTACCTGCTGTTGCAATTTTTCGAACCTCAAGATACTTAGTTCCACTCAAGTCTTCTACATCAACATTATCATCTTTATCTTCAATTACCTTTGCAATAAAAGAAATTGAATCATGTTTGAAAAGCCGTTTAAATCCTGCTTCAATTTGATCTACATCACTACTCATACCGATACAGATTTTCCAATTTCGACAACTCTTCTACCTCCACCAGTTCCAAAGCTCACACCTACGGAACGAATCTCATATTTGCCCGATCGATCGGGATATTTTTCATCAATTATTTCCGCCACCATTCCTGGTACTGCGTATGGTTCCAAAAATGAAGTAAGTTTCCCTACATAACCATTGTATTTATACTTTTTGATTTCTGCTAATCCTAGCTTTTCCAAATCGGCTTTGTTTTTGGCCGTGTAGAAATAAAGTGTCCGCTGTTCGCCATCTTTATCGCCAAATTCAGCTTCAAATCTTGTATTATCCTTGTTGATTTGAATTGCTTTAACTTTCAGCTTCACTTCGTCCGCCGTTTGATACTTTAGTTCATCCACACGAGGCGTATTAATGCCAAGGCTATATTTTACCGTTCCGAGATACTTTTGATAGTCGAGGCCGGCAAATAGAACATTTTTCAGAAAATATATGGTAAGCCCATATTTTTCCTTCAGCTGCTGCAACGCATCAATTTTTTTCAAGTTAGCCGGGATAACATAATTTTGCATGTTAACCATGGGTATATTGCCATCAAGAGTAATATCAACGTCCTTAATAATATAATTGAGAACCTCTTTTAAATTCGTTGTTTTGAATGTTTTTGTTGGGATGTTATCATTAAGAAGATACTCATATCCCTGGCATTCTATCTCGAGAGGTTTGGTGTAATTAGTTTTTGAGATGAAACCCTCAAACTCTTCATATAATCGATTGTCGTATCCAAGCTTAATATTTATTTTGTCACCTTTATTAAATACATTGGAGGTTTGATCCGTGGTCGATTTCTTGTCTTTATATTCTAGTCGTGCAGATAGCGGTATTTTAAATTTTGCACTGCTGATGATGCGATCAATAGATCTATCTATCTCAACGCTGTTTACAGCATCAAAACGGATAATCTGAGTCTTTGACTTGATCATGAAAAAGCAGTTTAATTTTACGTACATATCTCTCTTTATTTCATTGTTATAATTGATGAATCATTTGGTATTAAAATGGTCAGCTTGTTATGATACTCCGGAAGCTTTCCTTCAACGTATAGGCTAAATTCAATATCTGAAGTAAGCTTTAGTTCATACGGTTGTACATTTTCAAAACCACGCATTTCAGAGAAGCGAAGGCTGGTAATAACTACCTTTTCATTGTCGGCCAAACAAAATGCGGTACGTGCGTTCAAAATATTGAATTTGGTGCGCTTTTTATACCATTCATTGAGCTTTGCATATTCCTCTTCAGGGAAATGATTGCCGGCACTGACAAGAACGCCTTTAATGTCAATTTCCCAATCATCCATCGATATCTCCTCTTTAAAGCTTCCATCCCGGTTGACTAGTTTTGTAGTTACAATTTCTTTTTTGCTCGAGATACTCATTACAGTATTTGGAAGGAGATATTCCGTTGCGGATTTATCACTTTCGCTGAGCCAAATAGGCATGTAAATTTCACGGCCTAAACTGTTTATTGCATAGTATGGTACTCCGAGTTTGTTGGTTTGTTTTTTCTCAAGCAAATTGAATCTGAATTCCTCAAAATCTTGAGTCTTGCTTTTCATCGGAATGCCGTTAAGGACAATCTCAGGAAATGGCAGTCCCACATAACCCCATGTCTCCTTAAAAATCTTCTTTAAATCAACTGTGTTTATCATTGGGTTACAATTTTATTTGATGAATTCACGACTCTCAAAAGAGCTTCGATTAGAACCTGTGTTCCCTGATCAACACCTTCCTTAAAGTTTTCGGTGTGCAGATTGTAGTTTTCTATCAGATTACGCAGATTGATCGTTACATTTGTTGCACGGCTGCCGCCTCCAGTTAAATCTCCTACTTTTCCTCCGGATTTTTTTCCACCTTTTCCAGTTCCGCCAGTTTCATAATCAGTATCGTTTCCGGTATCGGAAGAATTTTTTGTAGATGTATCTTGCCCCAATGCATATTTTCTAAGTTTTTCTATCTTAGTTTTTGCATCTCGATATTTTCCAGCTTTCTCCTCATTATCCCATAAATTTTTGTTGTAAAATTCTTCCTCTCTTGCTTTGTATAAATCTGCATCGCTTATTTTTTTTACAGCAACTGTTTTTGCATCGCTAGGTAGCTTGTAAGTGCTGTTTTTAGAGTCTTTAGCCCAAGTTTTTTTGGTTGAATTTTGCTCTTCTTTCCAAGTTGCAAAAGTTTCTTTATTTTCTTTTTCCGCACGTTCTCTAGCATCCCTCTCATTTTCTCCAGTAATCTTATACAAATCTGTCAACTCGTCCTCTACAGCTTGTGCTCTAGCTTTTCGATCAATAGCAGCAACTATTTTCGTATACGCTTTTTCAAGATCTTCCAATCCTGCTTTTTCCAGTCCCATGTTTTTAACATACTCAGGATACATATCTTGAAGTTCCTTAACAAGTTTGTTACGTTCTTTTGACTGTGGATTTGTCGCTCGCAGTTTGTCGAATATAGTGTCTAATCGAGATCTTTCATCAGCTCCATAAGCTGCAGCTTTTTTATTTAGTTCACCATACTCACTAGCAGCTTCTTTAGTGTTTTTTCGCATCATCATGAGAGCACCAACAACTAGAGTTATACCTGCAACAATTGCCAAGTATGGGTTTGTCATACTCATTAGCTTTTGAGCTTTTTCGACAAGAAGAAGCCAATAATACTGCAATTGCGTTGCAATTGTCCATCCCTTTGTCGCCAAAGTAGCACTCCAAACAGCTATACTATAAATTGTCGTTATCACAGCAAATTCAGCCAGCGCCATCTTGTTCTTTCTGAAATAATTAAATATTGTTGAAAGCCCAAGAAAGAATGCTCTGATGGGTTTTAAAATTGTCCAAATTGCCCCAGCAATTGTATCAAAATTAGCTACTACTCCAATAGCGAAATTCATAACATTGACAATTAAAGGATTCAATCTTTCGGCTACTTCTGTCAATTTTGCTTTTAAATTCCCCATGAATGTTGATAGTTTCCCTTTTCCTGTCTCACTCATTTTGTCCATCATGCCATGAAACTGACCACCCTCAGCGGTAGCCGTTTTAAACGCATTTTCAACCATTGCAAAAGAGATCTTACCCTTTTCCATGTCATCTTTTAATTGAGCCATCGACTTCCCGGTCTTTTGGCTCATTATTAAAAGTGGATTAAATCCCTGATTAATCATCTGCAGTAAATCTTGCCCCATGAGTCGGCCAGTAGATGCAACCTGTGAATAAGCGAGTGTTAAGCCCTGAAGCTTTTCCTTATTGCCCATCGACACATCGCCGATCATAGAGAGGGTTGGAAGTATTTTTTTTGCATTGATACCAAAAGCTAACATAGTCTCCGAGTTCTTGATCAGATCCTCATTTTCAAAAGGGGTGATATCGGCCATTTTATTCAGGTTCGATATCATTTTGTTCCCCTTTTCAGCAGTTCCAAGCAATACCTCAAATTTAGCCCTGGTCTCTTCCATGTTCATTCCTAAACCAATAAAAGCGCCTCCAGCTCTAACTCCCTCCATGATGCCAAAGAAGGCAACTCCCCTTTTTATTAAACCATCAAATCCGGCTTGCAAAGGGTTCATCTTTGCATTAAGCTTCTGGGCAGATCGTGCAGCGTTATCAAATCCATTTTGTGTCTTTTGCATATTGACCGCCACATTGGTAGCACTCTTAGCAATGTTCACCAAAGAACCTGATATTCGATCGGTAAGCTTATATGTAAATTCTACTATATTTGACATTGGTTTTCTGATTGATTTTTTTCATCTTGCCTGATCCATGTTAGGCGGGCAATTACATCTACAAATTCCTGATCACTTAGTGCCGAGACATCTGTGTGCAAATAGTATTGGGCTGCCGTTTCCAGCATCCCAATCCAATTGTTTTGCACTAGCTCCGACGCCTCGGCTAAAGCTTTTTTAAGCTAGTCTCAGCTAAGTCGAACAGTTCACCTACCTGCATTGAAGCAGCTATCCAAAATCTGTCATTTTGCTTGATTAATTCAGATCCTGCAATCCATCCGTTTTGCAAGCCAATTTCACCAATTTCAATCATTTTCTCCATGTCGATTTCGGTTTCTTTCTTGTCGATGTCAATTTTTATTTTCATTCTTGACAAGGCAAGTTTCATCGTTGTGCGATCAAATCCTTTTACGTAACAAAAATGACCTTCAACTTTTATTTCGTACACGTTACCGTACATTTTTTTGAATGCTTCAATTTGTTCGTCTGAAGCTTTTCCGTTTACGTTCTCTTCTTTAGGTTTTGCCATCTTAGTTTTGGTTAGGTAGTGCAACTACGTTATACTTGATTTTCATGCAGACGCATGGAAGAGTTACTTCCATAAACATTGCGCCTTGTTTCATAGCCTTTTCGGCCTCAGTGAATTCAACACCTTCAATTACATCTGTGATGATTGGTAAACCTCTTTCGGTTTGGTAGCTGTGTACAACTGTGAAAGGAGCAATGTTGGTGATGTCACCACCGCCCGACAAAATCAACGCCTCGAGCTCGCTTTGAAGGGCTTCAAATTCACATACGTACTTTTTATTTCCCCGACCCATTGAGTGTGGTTCGCTACCCTCTGCGTATATCGGTTCTTTGTCTTGAGACTTTTTGTATTTAAAGCCCCGGATTCCAGTGACGAATCTGCCACCCATTAGAACTCTATAGTCCTGCCATGCGTATTCCATGATACTATTTTTTAAGTGTTATAAGGGTTAGTGTACCCAATCGTAATTTTGATAGGATTTAGATATCCTTTTGGGATAATGGATAACTCAATTTCAAATGGCAAACCGGACAAAATGTTTTGATCCGTATTGACAAAAGCAGTGAAAGATGATATTTCGCCTTTCATCA